AGTTAGACTTGCTCCACCTGTTGCCATACTTAAAGCAGTTTTTGCAGTATTAAAAGTTACATCACTTGTTGTTGCAACCGCTTGTCCAATGGCTATTTCACCTGTTGTGCTATTGTAGGTAACACCGGTGCCGCCACTGAATTTTGCTCGCACTTCTGTTGCGCTGGGACCAGTATAGGTAATAACTCCAGTAGAATTATCGTAAGACAAACTACCGTCACCGCCTGTGTCAGTGACCGAGATGGCCTGCCTTGCGCGAGCATTTGTAAAATATTGATTAGTAGTGCCTTCATTTAATTCATCCGTATTGACTGCGATAACTGTTTCAGTGCCCGCACGGTTTTGATACCATTTATCCTGTGTTTCGTTCCACTTAATGGAACTGTTTGTTTCTGTGCCGCGTTCTACTTCCAAACTGGCATCAAGACCGGGAGTGCCTGTAACATTACTGTTTAGAATGACAGCATTATCTTCTACATTTAATGTTGCAACATTAAGTTGAACTGTATCACCCTGAACTGTTAGGTCACCCTGAACGGTAAGATCTCCACCAATGCCAACATCTCCTGTGTAGCCATTTATAACTAATTTGGTTGCATCCCCAACCACAAGGCCATGTCTGGCCTTGAAATAATCATTTGTATTTGCCATAGTTCATTCTCCCCATTAAACGGCATACGCAACAAAACTACCTTTATAGACAGTTGAAGTTGCACTTGTGCTAGTTACTTGTAACTTCATGCTACCACTAGCGATTGTTGCAGAGATACCAAACAAGTCATTTGCGCCTGTTTTGATATCACTGTATGTATTGATCCAGGTATTTGTGCCATCATGAATAGCAACGCCCTTAACAATTTGGAATTCTGTTCCGCGTGTAGCTTGTAGTGTAAATTCTACACTACGGAACGCGGTAATACCTACACCTTGTAAATCTACAGTAGATGTAGAAGTTGTTGTTAGTGGTTGGAAGGCACTAATGGAATACAACCCAGTGCCCATTTGGATAGCGGGCTGAACAGAATTTACAGTTAATCCAGTAACTGTAGTTGCGCCAGCAGTTAGTGTTGAAGCAGCAAGAGTTCCAGTAACGTTTGTTGTGCCAGTTGCAGATGAGATAGTTAGATCACCTGTTGTTGTTGAAATTGTATTATCAGTAACAACACCTACAGTAACATTACCCGCAGTTAGACCTGCAATAGTAGGACTATCTCCTGGTTCAAGACCTGCTGATAGACTGATGTATGTAGAACCATCATTAGTAAATTGCCAACGATCTAAACTTTCATTCCAACGAATTGCAACATCTGGACCACTACCACGCTTGACAAGCAAATTAGCATGATCTGTATCTGTAGGTGTTGTATCAGCATTGTTGAAAATAATATTGTAGCCGTTTGTCGCAAGGTTAGTATAACCAACAATATAGTTAGCGGCTAATGTATCACTTGCAACCCAACTGTCAAATGTTTCATCCCATTTGAATGTAGCATCTGCGCCAGTAGATCCACGTTCAACTGTGATACCACTTGTTCTACCAGTAGCATAACCACTGTTTAGTAATATACTTGTGCCGTTTAAGTCTAAATTGGCGGTGCCAGTAATTTGTCCCTGAACTTCTAATGGGTTATTAAATTCCCAACGTAATTGACCTTCGTCCCAGGTAAGCGTTGCATCTGCACTTATTCCTCTGCTTACAACAAAGCTAGCAGTGCTTGCTGAACCTGAATTATTCGCATCCAGTTTTAATGTTGTGCTATGAACATCAAAACTTGTATCGCTAATTCGTAATTGAGCATAGGCTGTGTTTGATCCGGCAGCAAAATTATTTGTAGGATCTACCTGAACTCTGAATATGTGATTGTTGCCAGAATCATATTCTGTTAATAGTCTGTGACTATATGTTTTCGTTTGGCTACTATCGACATGGCCTAATAGCACGCCACTGGCTGCACCATCAGATAAAGTAGAAGCATAGTTTAAGAACTCTGCTGCTTCAACACTATCACTTGCGTTGTTAGCAAAACGTGTTCTATATGCTGTTGTATCAAATCTGATTTCAGTGCTATTCCACCATGCAGTTCCATTATGAACTAGAAGTTGTCCAGCAGCAATACTTGGGTTGTAAAGAGATACATCTGATAGATCATCTAAAACACCAACAAATGGTCTTGTAACACCATCACCGTTATCATAAGTCCATTTATCAAGACTATCACTCCAAGTAATTGACTTATCTGTTGTGCCTTTAAGTGTTATGCCGCCGCCATCTGCTGCAACATCTGTTGTGCTACCTTTAGCAAGTATGATATTTTTATCTTCAACCTGTAGGTCACTTACATTTAGATATGTTAAATCGCCATTAACTGTTAAATTGCCACCTACAACCAAGTCACGAACTACGTTTACATAACGACCAGGTTGTGCATCAAGATTGATATTGCTTGATAGACTGGAAATTGTAGGTCCATTGATATACAAGTCGCCGTTCATTGCCGCAGGCTTGTTTAATTCAAAGAAACCTGATGTGTTATTGTAACTGATTGCGGCTGCATTGTTATGGAAACGTAACGCTGAACTTGCCGCAGTTCCACCTGCATCAATGTGCAGATCATCCATAAAGATTTTTACATCACCGCCAGTGTTACCTGTAATGCTTAATCCCGCACTGTTATTGCTCTGAATGGTATTGCCTGATAGACTTAAGCTACCTGCAATAACACCTGTTTGACCACGCACTGTGCCAACTGCATCAACTTCATATAAAGGAGTCGTTGTGTTTACGCCCACACGGTTAGTTGTGGCATCTACGTATAAGACACCACTGTCTACGTTCAGGTTTGCATTAACAAGAACATTATTGGTGGCGGCATCTAATTTAAGGTCACCACTTTGAGTATCGATTGTATTAGCATCAGTAATACCAACATTAACCTGATCCAAATAGGCACCTGTGGCTGCTACGGTGCCAGGGATTGTCATATTGGATACGTTGATCCATTTACTGGTAGCACTATCATATTGTAGATGCTGATTAGCAGCCACTGATGCTATAACTACATCCGTTAAATCGTCTAATTTGATACCGCTATTTGCAGGGATACCACCTACAGTGCTGCCATCGCCTAACCAAAGTGGTGTAACACTAGCACTTTGCCAGTCTGTGACAAATATTAATTCACCATCTACTGGTGTAACTGCTAATCGTTGGGCATTAGTGCCTCGTCTTAATTGTAAAGCCATCTTAAAATCCTTTGCTTATCTTATATTTAACCAGATGGGATCTACCCATCTGGATCACACTGGTTTCTTCCAACTTACCTGTTCCGGTGTCTTCAACTGAGGATTTTCTTGTCCTGATGAATTCAACGTATCAAAAGCAAAGGTCTTCATTGTGGGACCTGTTGGCCAAGTTGCAGGATTATACCTAATTTTTAAGAAACCACAACTTACACTTGTAGCAAGACCACTACTTGCAGGTGCTTGCGTCATACGAATAGGTATATTAGAACAATCTGTTAAATTTACCCATGTATTTGTATCATAATCGTATCGTTGGAAATGTTCTGGATTGGCATAGATTTTATCTCCACCACTGTAGGTATCAATGTCATATAACCTACCACGAACATAACCTTCAATTGCACTTGTTCCAAGACTACTGAAACCTGTAGGCCAACTGAATGTCCAACGAATCAATGCTGCATCACCCTTGTAATAAGTGATATATTCAAAATTGTTTTGATTATACCAACCCTCTGGATGATTTTCCCAACGTCTAATTGTATAGATACTTCCACCACTTGGGAATGGATTAATGTATGTGATGCCAGCGACTGGCGGCACTTCAACATTATTATTTGGAGGCGTCACAGTTGTAGGTGGCACGTAATTACTGTTATAGGAATCGCCTTGCCAGACGAAATCTTCAGTAATAACATCAACATCAACTTCATTCTCTGGATTAAATCCTAAACTACCCAAATCTAATTGGTAAGGACTTGGTCCTGGAGTCGCACCAGACATCTTAGCAAAGTCCATGGCAGTCATTGTCTTAAGCAACCATAATCCGTTATTTGGAATAACCAACTTACCAAAGTCTAATTTAAGAATAGCCTTCTTTAGGTCAATTAATTGGTTAGTTAAGTTCTTGCTATTTGGGTCCCAGAATACGCTTGGAACTTCAAGGTCAACAGTTCCTATTTCACTGTAAGAACCATATCTATCACCAAAGATAGTATGTGACTTACTGCGTGACTTCAAGAAATATTTCTTGTTTTCAGCATTGGCAGGTAATCCCGTAATAGCAACACTGCGGATTTCGCCAGGAGTAAAACTTGACTTGCCCGCATCAGGCTGAACACTGGTCAACAATTTATAAGTGTTAAGTGCAGGGAACGGATTACGCATTAAGAATAGAACTGGGCTACCAGAACTACCTAAATTAGGATGCTGTGCTGTGCTGCCATCAACTGTTAATGAATAAACACCCACACCACCAGCTGTGCCACTCGCCTGTCCACTTATTACAGTGCCAGCATTAACACCATCACCTGTTATCAAACAATCAACACCAATGTTGCCAGTGCCAAATACAACGTTGGTAACATTTAGTTGTCCATTTGCGATATAACCATAAAACTTGGCACGCAATAGACTTGCACTCATTCTACTGATTGGAACTTGGTAATTGCTTTCTAATTGATATTCGCCGTTACCGCCGTTACCTGTTAGGAAGGCAGTAATCTTTGCACCCGCTGCGGCTGGTGGACTTGTTATTTCACTGCTAAAACCTGCGGCTGGTGTGTTCAAATATAATTGTTTACCCACGTTACTTGCTGGTAAACCCGTAACTGTAAGAACGTTGTTTGCCCCGCCTGCTTGGCCTATCTGTCCGTAGAATGTGCTATCACCACCGAGACCTGCATAGTCATCACCTTCTGCATACCAGATTTCAATTTCATTGATAACACCCGCTGTTTCAGGAATCTGGAATGTTAAGTTGAAACTTGGACTTGAACTGGTATTATCCACGTTGCCAATGCTAATGCTTGGTGGAGGCAATTGATTACTTGCACCAGTATTAGGGATACCAATATTTTCACGAGGATAGAACTCTGTGATGTTCTTGTCATCATAGACCAAGGGGTTGTATTCCAGTGCAGTAATTTCTGCACCCAATAAACCATCATCACCTTCTACTTCCCTAACACGCATTACACGGAATTGCTTACCACCAGGAAATTCGGGACTAACCCAACCATATACAGTATTTTCAACTGCAATTACATCACCCGCTTGTGCTTGTAAACCCCAGTGTCCAGTTGTGAAACTTACAACCAAGTCATCACGACTCTGTTCCAGTTCCATATTGGCAATACGTTCTGCCTGAATGTTGTTGTTACAGAATTCCAGTGATAGTGTATAACTGTTTTCTGGTTCGTTATAGTTGAGCAGTTCTGGACGGCTATCAAATAGACTAATGTGGCTGAATGCCTGTTGGTCTTTATTTTTACCATCGTAATATTGTGCTTCTACAATATTGTAGAGATCCTCAAGACGTGTGCTACTTAGACTGATACCACTGGTGATATTGTCATCACTGAATGACAGTGTAACTGATTGCGCCTTCTTGGGAATAATTCTCCATAGGCCAGTCTGCACGTCATAACTGATCCAGGCGGCACTACTTAACAATATGCTGTCAATGTTCTTCTTGCAGTCATTGTTGGTATTGATTAGACCGTTAATTCTAAAACGTGGAGCATATTGTGTTGCACCACCATCAATAGGAGTCCATGGTGCATTTTCAGCGCAGTAATTGGACCATGCCTGTAGTGAAGGAATGTCAAATTCATCATAGTTCATACCCGCACCATAACGGCTGCTGGTCATGTAATCATATAAGACTTTTGCAGGATCACTGATGCTGTTAGTCATGTCAAAGGTCATTGTTGATAGACCTGTAAAACCCTTTTCCTGATCATAACGCATGGTCATTGCGGCAAATACATAACCTTCATATTTGCTTGCACTGGTTACTTGACCATCTGGAACAAACTGTTGAATTGTTTTGTCACCAAAGATTGTGTCTACGCTACGTGTGACGTTATTCCAACGCCATACACCAAACCATACTCTGTCCTTGAAGTTTTCATCAACGAAATCTTCTGGTTCATTATATGCGGCTTCATTGCGCTTCTTACCACGCTGTGCGGCACCTGCTGAAAACTCCAAGCGCAAGTCATTCCAGTAGATATCATTGACTGTGTATGTTGCATCACTCCAAGCAGAAGTTTCACTGAGCAACATAATGTAAGTCATTGTGTCCTGTGTTTTACCATCACTGGTGCTGATATAAGCATCAACAATGATTGGGTTACAGTAGGCACGACCATATAGAACAGGCACTTTGTTGTCTGTTCCTGGTGGCAACTGAATACGTGTGCCTTGTGTAGTAGAGGCGCTGCCACCTTGTCCGCCTTTGGGTGTAGGGTTTAGAATCCTGCTGGTGACCATGGCAATGCCTGTGGCCAAAGCGGCTGTTACGAAAGCTGTTGCTGCTCCGAAAACTGCTGCGCCGCCTAACCAACCTACTACGGCTGCGGCGGCTGCGGTAAATGCTGGCATAATTTAATCCTTCAAAAATAAACGCTCAACTTCTCTAAAGCCGCGCTTTGACAAATCATAATCACCAGTCGTCGCCATACGAGTAGTGAAATATCCTTCTATCTCTTTATTTAATAGAAGTTGATCACCCAGTCTGCAGAACTCAATGAAAAGTCTACCTGCTCCAGGACTACGGCGATATTCTTCCTTAACGAACCAAACAAGTTCTCTGAGACTGACCTTGCTGGGCATCCAGATGTTTTGTTCTTTAATGGCAATTAACAAGCCTACTGCAACTTGCTCATGTTCATATAACCAAACATAACCAACTTGTATAACATTGTAGGCTAGTTTCTTAATGTGTTCTTCATCCAGATCAGCCATGTGTTTGTCATAACTTGTTGACTGTAAGAATTCAATCAACAGGCTATAAACTGTAGTTAAATCACTGCGTGTGGCTCGTCTAATCATTTTACTGGCTTACCAAAGTCAAAACTTGCGTTATGCAATGTCTCAATTCTGTTGAAACTTGGGTCTGTTAGAACTGCATCATCAAATATAACTGCACCTACTTGAATGCCATTGTTCCAAGTAATAAGTCTATCATCATATTTGTATTGATAACTCTTTCTATTTGTTCTACGACCAGCAACACGGTTTTCAAGAATGCCGTTGATGCTACTTGCCATAACTGTAATGGTATGGCTTACATCACCACCATTGGCATTCATACTGACTTCTTCAGTTGTTGAGTAGTTGGTAATGTAGCCAGCAAATCTACTGAAGATCTGCGTTACACCATTAATAACGGCAACTTCTTGTGTGTCATGGTCAAAGAATACACGATAGATTTTAACTTCGCCACCCTTGATCTGTGCTCCAAGAATGGCAGTCATATATTCTGGTGCAATAGCACTTAGACTAATGCTGATTTCATTATTGCCAGCACTGATATCCTGTTGCAGTTCTCCTACAGTAAGGAAGCCTGCCAGTGCAGTGTAGGTGTGTCCGTTGTAGACAACATCTTTATAGCAATTACTGATGTAGTAAGTAGTGTAATTGCTATCATCAGTTTGTAGCGAGAGTTCAATTAAAACACCATGGTCAATTCTATAGTCACTAACTGCGGCTATTGTTTGTGTCATACTACATACTCCATAAGTTCAAAGTCACTGGTAAATTCTAATATTTTGCCAGGAAGATATCTATATGTAGGCATCTTAGTCACAATCAATCTAAAATCACATTGATTGCCCCATTTTAGTGCTGCATTAACTGGACTAGTGCCTATCCATCCTCTATGTATCGGCACAGACCACTGATAAACACCTGCTTGTGGTTCTGTCAGCATACTTTTGGTAATATCCTGTGTTACTACGTGTGGATAAAGATTACCAGTTGCTTGAATAACATCACCTGCACGGAATATGGCAAATGTTCCAGGTTGACTTGCAATGTATGCTTGTGTTGCTCCAATAATTTTAACTGTTACTGTTGTGCCACTGGCACCATTGGCTACTATGTTACCAGGCTGCGGAACTCCTTCTGGAATATCACCCTGATATCTCATCATCCAGTTGGAACCCGATGTGCTATAAGCATTGGTGCCAAGATAGACTGTATGTGGTGTAAATCTATCGGCATTAATAACGGCTTCAATAGCACTGCGTTCTGTTAAAGGATTCCAGTATGGGCGTGGTGTAACTGTAAATCTCCAGGGATTCACCCAGTTACGTGCGGCAACTAGAAGTCTACCATTGCGGCTTACAGTCTGAGCCATTAGCTTAGTCCTATTGACTTCAATGGCTTGCGCTGTTTGGAAAATCGTTGTCATTGTCATGTTTTATCTCCTACCTGGTAGACTTCTTCTACCCTGTTCTGTTACAGCATACAAGAACTGCGGATCTCTTGCCACCATGCTCTTGAAACTTTGTGCATCAACTGCCTGAATGTTGTAAGTGACAGAAGTCTGACTTACTCCACCACCCAACATTTCATTAGGAACAATCGTTCCTGCTACCTTAGGCACAAATAGTTCTGGACCACGTTCACCAACTAGACTTACTTTACCTACTGGAGGATTACCACCATTGGCAAAGCCAAAAATCTTACCAATACTACTGAATAAAGTGCCAAAGCCAAAGCCACCGCTACCGCCGCCCATGTCAAATACACCTGTTAGTAGTTTCTTGGCTTGGATACGTGCAAAGTCTGCAATCAAACTATTTGCCAAGTCCTTAAAGGATAGTTTACCAGTTGTAACCATGCGAACAAAGGCATCTTCAAAACCCTTACTGAATGTGTCAAAATAAGTCTTTGCTTCATTGGCAGCATTAAACGCATCACTCTTATATTGATTAAATGAACTTTCCCAACCTGTTGAGAACTCTCTACTCTTATCAATAACTGCTTGTGTGCTATCTATTAGACCTTTATTCGCATCAAATACTTGTTTGCGGATATTAGCCTGTTCATCTTTACCTAATGTTTGACCAGGCTTTAATAATGCCTGGCGACGAACGATTTCTTGTCTAGCAAGTAATTCAATTTGTGTGTTTAAGTCAGTGATGCGTTGTTGATCACTATTCTGTGTCAACTTCGCAAGCTCACCCTGCATCTTAATTGCGTCAGCAATAGCATTATTTTGTAGATCTGTTGCAAATTGTCTTGCGGCATTCTCAGCAGTAGCCTTATTAAGTTCCTTCTGCTTGGCAATTAGTGGATCATATGCATCTGCGGTTTTCTTGATGATATCAAGTCTTTCCTGCTCACCGATTGGCACATTTCCAAGTTGTTCCTGACGCTTCTTAATTGCAAGTTCTGCCTCAGCATCAATTTGCTTTTGTATTGCGGCAAGTTTACGATCATCTTCACTGCGGTTAAAGTCAGCAATAGCACTATCAATATCTCTAACTTGTGCTTTAGCCTTTGCCTGCATATCAGTATACACTTTACTCATTGCCAGCAAGTCATTTTGTCGCGCAAGTTCAGCAGTATTTGATGCAGTTGTATCCTTTTGGTTTTGTAGTGCGGCTAATTGATCCTTCATGATCTTTAACTGTCCGCCATAAGTCTTAGCGGCTTCTTCACCGCCTTGACTTATTTGCAATTCCATCTTGGCAATGTCAGCCTTCTGTTTTGCAACTTCAATTGTGCGCTTGCTTTCAGCATCAAATACTGCTAGGCGGGCAGTCTTTTCCGCATCACCCAATCCAACCAATTGGACTTGTAATGCTAGACGCTTTTGTGCTTCTTCATTTTGCAGTTTTTGTAAATCGTATTGACTCTTTAGTGCGGCTTCCTGTGCTAACCATGGCTTTAACCATTGACCACCTGCAGGTGTAGGTGTTGATGGAGCTGTTGTTGCTTGTTCTGCTGTAGGTCCACCTTGGCCACCTCTGCCCGCGCCAGCAGTAGAACTAGGTTCAATACCTAATCTTTTGAATGTTTCTGTTGTTTTATTGGCACTTGCTGCCATTGCGTTGGCAGCGGCATTCATTTTACCCGGAGCCATACCGAACCATGCACCAATCTTTTCTAAGATATCATATAGTGCAGGGAAATTTTCTTTAACTAATTTTTCTAATTTACCAGCAAAGAAATCAATAGGGTCAACACTAAATGCTGCCTTAACAACTTCATTGACTGTAAGAACTGCGGCAACGACTAGACCAATTCTAGTAACAAATAGTGCTATTGCTCTTAATGCACCTAATGCTGCGGCGGTAAATGCAGCAAATCCAGTAGCGGCTGCACCGGCTGCGGCGCCTGCACCTGCTGTTGCAGTTCCTGCGGCAACTGTTCCTGCTGTTGCGGCTGCGGTTGCTTCTGCTAATGCACCTTGAGCAACAACTAGACGCCAAGTGATTCTTTCTAAAACTGCACGAGCGGCTGCAAGTTCTGCTTCACTGGCTGCTTCAGCCATTGTTGCTCTTGCTACTGCTATACTTGATTCCAAAGTAGCAACACGGGCTGCTAAACCCGCTGCTCTAAGAGAATTATTAGCTGCTAGTGCTGCTGTATTGGCTGCAATAGCACCTGTTTCTGCTGTGGTTGCGGCAGCACTTAAACCAAATGCACCTGCTAATCCAGTAACTACACCAAGTAATGCTTTAATACCATTGACAATGGCGCCACCAGCAATAACTGCCATAGCCGTCGCTAATCCTGCAACTGCCAATTTCGCATTATTAGCATTGCCAATAAACTTATTGAATTCTTCTGCATATGGACCAAGCAAGTTGATCATAGCATTTTTTAAGTTCTTAGCACTGTTTTCTAATTGCTTTTGTGTGGCATCTAATTTTTCAATATTGCCCGCAAGTTCAGCACTCTTGCCACGAGCACCTTCCATACCTGCTACGACATCACCCCAATTTAGACCTTTAGCGGCTTTACCAAAGGCATCATAACTTGCAGTGAGCAATTCAGTATTACCATTAGCATCTGCCATTGCTTTGGCTGCTTTCTGGAATCCTGTAGTAAATTCTGCACCTGGTGCAACATCTGCGGCTGTTAAGCCTAATTTTTCTAATGTAACCTGTGCCTTTGCACTACCACCACGTGCGGCTTCTATTGTGCTGGCAAATGTTGCCATTGCAGTAGTTAATTGATCTGTGCTACGTCCTGCCTTGGCAAAACCTGCATCTAATTCAACTGCTCTTTGTGTGGTTATACCAAAACCCTCACCAATGTCTTTAACTGCGCTGGCACTTTGTAATAGATTACCAATAAATGCCGCTAATCCAACACCAGCGATTGCTGTTGCCAGATTGCTCATTCTGCCTGCGGCTCCATCTGCAAATGTGCTTAGTTTACCCATTGCACCATTGACTGTATCCAGTCTTGCAGTCAATGCTTGCATACTATTGCCTGCGGTGCTGGCACTATTGCTGACCGTTTTGGCAAAGGTATCTGCGGCGGCAGTAGCGTTTTTTAACGCTTGTTGATATTTGCGGTCATCTAACTCTAATGCAACTTTAATACCGGCCATATCTAGTCCTTATCTAATCTTCTTGACTTCTTCGTCAAGGTATTTGTCCATCTTGTTTATAGTAGGTTCAGTCATACCTTTTGGTGCTTGCTTACTATAACCTTGATCTAATCTATCTGCATAGTTGTAATTGGCTTCAATAGTTGTGTCATTGAGTTTGGTATTGCGGCGTGCATTACCTGTTTGAACTGGTGTTATGCTTTTGAAATATTCATAACCACGTTTAGCTACATTTTTAGCAACTTGAGAATAAGCATCCATTTGATGTCTAACATCACTTGTTACTTTTGCTTTTATCATTCTTGTATTGCTCCCATTTTTTCAATAACACTTCTTGTGGTATTTCGTCCTTTTCGCCTCTTGCCCTACGCTCCAATAAATTCCTATAACTTACACTTGTATCATAAACGAAGAGGTCTATTGTAGTAGCCTTTTCTAGCAGTTCGCTAGGCAATTTGCCATAGCGTTCTGCCATTTGATCTATCATAATCAGGAATGTAAATTCCTGACTATTCTCATCGACCTCTCCGTTTGTTACTTTCCCAAATGTTCAATAACCTTTTGAATTGCAAAGCTCATTACAGTGCTAGGTAGAACCATACCATCGCGACATACGGGAGCACCTGTTTCATCAAGGATTAGGTCATTCATCATACCCACTGCTTCTGTATAGTTGGTATTCATTGTTGAGGCAATGCTCATGAATTTTGCAATTGGTTGGCGATCCCAAATGTAGAACTCAAGTTCTTCGCCATATTGTTCAATGATCTCTTCAGAGTCCAGAACAATCTTCATTAGTTGTGGCTTAGCAGCCAGTTGTGTTAGTGATTTTGCCATTTCATATCTCCTTATCGTTACGGCTCTTTAAGTAATGCACTGTTGCAAGAATAAACTTCAGTCTATTTTCGCATTGTGCCAAATCGTTTTTAGCGCATCTCAGTTCGCTAAGGGCTTTTGCTACTTCACCCTCGAGACTTTTAAGTATAGCCTCCACTGGTTTATCGTCAAATAACATCAAACCTCCAAATCTTTGTAATATTTATTCATAGAAAAGGCACCCGAAGGTGCCTTGGGTAAACTTAATTTAGAATTAAGCCGCTGTGCCAGCAGTGTAGTCACCGTCAACTTCAATGCTGATGCTTGATGTCCAAACTGGACTATCTGCACTAACTTGAGGAGCGATACCACTGAAGTAGCCTGTTCCCATGATGTAACGATCACCAGTAGATAGACCGCTTAGACCGATTAGGAAGTCTACACGAGTCTTTTCGTTGGATAGGTTGAATAAACCCTTCTCAACTGCATCATATGGTGCTGAACCACCTGTTCCAAAGAAGGAACTTGGGTCAAGAACTAGAGTGCCGCTAACACTGTTTGTGCTAACACTTGTAACAACTTTCTCGGAAGCTGTATCTAACTGTTTCCATCTGAAGGTAGATGGAGTGTTAGTGATTGTGATATCCTGTAGGGCAGGAACTTCTAGAGTGCCGCTAGTTGCTGTGCCACTTGTGTGGAAATCAGCCTCTGCTGGTGCAGTGCCATCATTGATGCGAACTAGAACTCTTACGAAGTCTGCACTGGATGCTGCGTTAATATAAGCCATTTGCTTTTCCTTATGCTAATGTATAAAATCTATATTCGAACTCATAGATCAACTGGTCGTTATCTATTGTAGTTACGAAATCGTATTCCTTTCTAAAGGAAGACGGAATGTTTGCACCTGTCCTTGCATTAGCAAGAACAGTTAATGCTTGATCTAAATCACTGTTGCGATTCTTTGCGTCTGTTGCCAAGAAACCCTTTACATAGGTAATCTTTTGCATGATATCTGCGGCATTTAATACTGGAACAAGTTGAACCTGTTCAGTATATTCTTCCTGCAGATAAACTCTACGCATGTTCTTTAGATATAGAGCCTGACCACCCTGATCGAACGGCTGTTCCTGACTGACCTTTATGGTGCCAGTTAGGTTTGCTGTCAAATAACTTAGTAGTTCAGTTCTCATTATCTTACTCGAATTAGGTTAAGTTTGACGGGTTGTTTTTCTGCTGTTTCAACAGAGCCGTCCTCATCAAAGTCATACCAGTCACCACTTTCAATAACTTCAGTAAAGAGTTTATTGTAAGCGTCACGATAGAATTGGATCTTAACAACTTCTGCACTTTCTGGATTACCAAAGTCAGCAACTCTTGGATAGAGATACTCACTAAGTGCAAAATAAACATTAAGATCCTTGAATTCTTGTTCGCGGGCCTTGATGTAGTCAGGATTGACTGTAGGAAGTAATCTCATGTCGTTGTTCAAAGAACTATCACGAGCAAATTGATAGGACTTCCACCAATCAGTATTCCTTAATTGTGTTAAGATACGCTGACTGGCTTGTGTTAGCAATCCCGTAACATCAAGACTTGTAAAACCTTCATTGGCTTCAAAGAATCGTTGGTCTCTACCAGTCACATCACCATATGATGCAAAACTTACAAAAGTAGATCCTGAGTAATTAAATGACATTGTAGAGACCTTTCAGTAATTAAGCAGCGTCGATTAGTTTAACACCGCGAGTAGCGTCAACGATACCCATACCAGCGTGTAGGCTAGCAACGATGTCGTTACCAACAGCAGCGGCACGACGTTGAACTTCTAGATCAACATTCTTGAACATAGCAATACGAGCAGCGTCCATACCGAAGATAGCGCCTTTGAAACCTGTTACGCCAGTAGCAGTTGCGCTAGCGAAAGCAGATTGGAATAGACGAACACCACCAACAGTTCCAACGAAACCGTTACGTAGGGCTTCAGTCTGGAAATCACCACCAGCATAAGCCTGAGCACCAATGCTCTTCATCAATTCAGCAGCGGCTGCTGGGCTGATGATACCATATAGTTGACCGAATTCGCCAGCGCCACGGATTTGTGCAACTGCGTCGAAAATGTCGTCAACGTTTAGAGTGCCAGTGTCAGCACTTGCTGTTAGACCACCTGCTAGGGCTGTCATAACGTCTGTATCGAAAGCCTTAGCAACAGACTGACCTAGAACACGGCCTAGTTCTGCAGGATCGATAGCACCTAGGTCACGTAGAACGTCACGTGCGGCGTAGATGTTAGCAGTGATAGTAACTTTTGTGTCACCAACGTTTGTTACGCTGATGTCTGTAGCGTCATGGCTAGCAGATGTTAGTTTAGTAGCAGTAACAGAACCCATAACTGGAATCTGTGCAGTAATGCTACCTGCTGGTAGGTTTACCATAGGGATTAGACCACCGCTTAGGAACAAAGAGTTCTCTTGAGCAGTGTAAACTGTAGCAGCCTTAGTGTTAACAACTAGGCTGTCTAAATCGTAGGCGGTATTGTAAGCCATTTGAATTTTCCTTTAAGAATTAAATTCTGCCGTTGCGTCTTGCTTCGGCGTATAATTTGCGATGATCTGCACGAGTTAAATCTAACTTAGAGATATCAATTGGTTGTGCAGGACCTTTGCCTACATTACCTTGTGTATTTACTGTAGCAGGGCTGGCACTGACAAAGTGAGGATTTTGATCCAAAAACTCCTTAACAAAAGCATCCACAGTGTAGGGTTTGCCATTGTCCTGGTAGCGAACTTCGCCTGTTTTCGTATCAATAACTTCAACTTCACCATCGTCGTTTAGACGCAGACTAGGTTTCAAAAGTGTTTTAACCTGTTCTGGGTTCACGCTGCGATATTGTGCTGCTAATGTTACCAATGGCTGCTCAATCCTGAACTCTCTAATGATATTATCGCGCTTACTGATCTCTGCGTCCTTCTTGGATGCTAGTTCAGCCATCAATTTATCAAAGTTTCCACGCTTTACTTCTGCTTCCTGCTGTTGCTTGCGGTAATTGGTTACAATCTCACGCAATTCATTAGGATCGCCTAAGTCTTCAAACTTGGAACTAAACTTCTTCTCCATTTGGCTTTTAGTCTTTGCTAGAATTGCATTGACTTCCTCCTGGCTAAAAGTCTTTGATGTAGCCTGGTCATTTGTTTGTTCAGCGGCGCCAGTAGCCTCTGTGTTTGTTGCCGATTGTTCAACGGTCATCGTATACCTCGCCCGAATTAACGGTAAAATGTAGCGGGCAGATCAATCTGCCCATATTAGTATTTAGTATTCAAGAATCACTCATCCATGAAGCCAAGAGCAAGTGCTGCTTGATATTCTTCTGGACTATCTACAAGTTTCATATCACCTGTATCTGGGTTGATCATTTGTCTTGGGACGAACATTTCTTCCTCAAGTTCATGTGTTTCACTCTCAACATCTTCAATGTCAATGATTTCCATGATCTCATGCTCAATTAGCATACGACGATCTGGATCAATAATTGTATTGAAGGCTGTAACCAACTTGTTTAGTTCATCACTGACGTCCTTGATTGCGAAACTATCTGGATATTTAACTTCACCGTCCCAGGTATAACCCTGATAGGCAGCGTATAGCTTCCAGAGTTGTTCTTCTGCAAGTTCAATATTATCTGCTTGTTCGCTTAGACGTGCATCCAATAATTGGAATTCTACTTGACGACTGATACCTGACATTTCAACTGCTTGTGTAGCACGGATGCTGCCAGTGTTTGCCATCTTATCAATACTTTGAACAGTATTATCAATAGCATTGTAGATGCTTGCAACGTCTTGACCACTAAACTCAAGCACGTAGGGTTTCAAACCTGGATCCATGTTCTCTGGCATCTGAATAATACTGCCTGCACCAGCACCCAATTGAGTTTCCTTGGTAGCAACTAGGCTTGGGTGTGATCCTAGTCTTACTGCCTGCTCTACTTCACTTTGCATGTTGTAGATAAAACGCTGTGCATCTGCAATGTCCTCAATAGTTGATAGACCAACGCCACGGATGCTACTTGTGTGTGCGTATAAACAGACTGCTGGAATCATACCCAAGCCATTGATATCAATTTGCTGACCTAATACAGTATTCTTGTCAGTATTAACTACAGTTGTAGTGATAGTTTCTGCTGTCCACTCTTTGATAACAGTTTCATCACCATTGACATCTTCAATATATTTGAAATAGTCCAGTGTATAACTACCGTTGATGTTTCTCTTCCAGGACCAATCGGTTACGACAAGCGGAGTTAACATGTTTAGGTAAGGACGAACTCCCATCATCATTTCATCAGCACGAGTAACTGCACCAACGTTTGGCTTACTCATAATGATCCAGGTATGTCCAAATACGTTAGCCCAAATTGCTGCCTGCTTCATGAAACTATCTAGATCTCTACCTTCCCAATCTACATCTTCCATATAACCTTCTAATGCAGGTTCCAGTTCCAGGCTACCCATTTCACGTTCTGGTTCCTGTCTAAACAAGAAACTGACATAAGTGGCAATAATACTACGACACTGATTGTCTAGTGGAGTTGCCTTAAGTCTTTGGGCATACTCACCTTCTGTTTCCAATAGGTATTTGGTTAGATAGCCACCAGCACGATAAGCTTCACCACCTACGTAACTGTCGTAGAGAAACTGCCAACGGCTAATGTTGTTGTTGTAAACTGTGTTCGCACTTGTCGCCTGTGCGTAGGCTTGTTGTAGAGTAGAGTCCATTTATCAGTCCTTTGGGATAGTTATATTTATACAATTTTGTGCCCAAATCTTTGGGGCACTGAAGGGGCATACTCCTTCTTGATTGGGAATAAGAATTCAATCAAATATCCTAAACTATCACAAGCGTGATCCCATTCACCTTTTTCAGGTATCATGGAATTTTCTTTATAAGTCCAGTTCTTAAGACTTTTGATTGTGTATTTGCATTTGGGATCTATGGTAAATTTAGTTGATCCATCCTCACGCTTGAAGAACAAACTATTACAAGCATTTATTCTATCTTTTACTAACGGATGGCTGCGATGATAGCGTGTGCTAAATCCAGCAATCTCCAAGATCTTAATGTCAGTATTGCCGTTAGCACTGGTCTTGCGCTGTTGACCTGCAGGGTCCGGAAAAACGGTAATAGGTTGTGTAGGATAACGGTTACGCAATTCCTGACAAAATTCATTTGTGTTACTATTCTCAAGAATAATCTCATCAAAGATCTCTATACCAGACTTTGTCTGTCTACCCACCTGAGCACATAAGGGTGTCACGTTAAAGTCAAGTCCAACTACTAATGGTTCATGTGGAGCAGGGGCGGCAACTGGTCTAATATTGTGCTCACCAAATTCATACATGATAATGCCAGCAAAGTTTTCCCAGTTGGCAAGATACTCTTGTGAAAATACTTTGGGACTTAGATCCTGACGTGCTTGTTCAATTTCATCAGCATCAACAAATCCACCTTCTGCTGTGGTAAAACTGAAACTCATCCAACCTTTTTTAGTTAGATAATTGTCATATAAATCTCTTGCCGCCTGATTGCCTGCTTTGGGCGTTCCAATGAAGAGACATGGAGCCTTTTGGTCACTTAATGCAGGACGCAGTATCTGACTCCAGACCGTTTCTAATTCAATATCTGCAAATTCATCTATTACTAGAAAACTTAGGCTTGCTCCACGCAGGTTGTCACCCTGCTCTGCTGACTTTAGACAGATAGTAGAACCATTAACAAGTTCTATTGTAAGTTCACTTTCGTTTGTTGTTTTTATCCAGCGTAGATTTCTAAGTTTTCTCTTAAGTTTATTCCAGACAAGACTCTTTGCCTGTTGTCTACTTCCGGTCAAAAACCAAACAGTCTTACCTGGTAAGCGAGCGTGTCTTGCCAATTCCCTAATCGCGAGATGTGTCTTTCCAAAACGGCGGCCCGCAACTACAACGCGGAATCTAATGGGACATTCGGCAATTGTCTGTTGCGCTTTACTTAACGGCATTGATTGATTGTTTAACTCGCTCCAACTCGTCTTCAGTTAGAAAAAGGCTGTTGCTTGTCCAGCCATGTTCTGGAATCCATTTACTGATTAGTAAGTGATATTCTTTGTGTCTAAACTCAGTTAGTGTGATGTCTAGTCTATAGTCTGCTCTATGCACAATATTACTTGTGCCTGGAGTTCTACCAGGTGCTGGTGTCACGTAGGGTTGCATTATTCCGTATCCTCTAAATCGTCTAATTCTTCTTCTAAATCTTCAATAAGTTCTTCACGTTCCTCATCGTCATTCCAAGGAAGCGGTTTATTGTCGTCTGTATTAACTGGGTTTTCTGCTTGTCCCAGTAGATTGCGACCCAACCAAATAAGCATAGTTGGATTACCTTCTAGAGCTACACGTAATTGTGCTCTACGCAGACTATTTTTTAAGTTTTGTCGTCCATTTATGAGAAAATCCTTAAAATTATATCTCATAGTGTCATCATTGATACCAAAGTATTCTGCAATCTCTCTGTCAGTGCAACCAATACTGGCCATGAGTTCTACTTCATCTGGAGGCACTGGTATATTGTTTCTACCCACAAGCATAGCCTGTTTGGTAATTGTGCTCATCTTGTCATGTTTTGCCATTAAGTTATAATCCATTCAATGGTTTTATACAGGCTGTAGGCCACGGCACAAACCCAAAATAATGTGTGACTTCCTGCCACACAACGGTAATATGTTATTCTCGCCTCATCCATTTGTTGTTGAGGGCTCTTTGGTTCTATACGCATTTAATTTACTCCATGTGTATTTATGGGATCATAATCCATAAGATTTTGGGCACCGAATCTATCTGTTTCAAACAACTGATTTAACTTGGTGGCCTGATTACGTGCTACTGCCTCTGTGGGGTAAACACTTTTAGGATACTTGAATATCTCTCCACGTATATTGTATTGCCTACGTCTCATTACTACGGGTTGCCCATTGTAGGTTAGAGTCCATAGTTCCGCTACTGGGATTATATCTAAACTACTATCCTCAAATTCTTCTGTTGTTTTTATTACATCTGGTTTTGGTCTAGCGATGATATATCTCCTTAGTAATGATTACTTTGCCATATTTTTTACTATTCTTATAATTTACTGCTTTAGTAATGGCTGTTGCTTTTACTTTATAAAATTTCGCAGCAGATTCAATACTTTCAAATTCACCATCTTTAGTTGAAACTTTATGCATGTATCTACTGTTGCGTTCATTAGAATTTTCACTAACTGTCGCTTTACGGACATTATCTGGATGATATGGACCCACATCACCTGTTCTAGCCATAACTAAACTATCTTTAGATGTTCCTCTAAGTTCTATATCATCTCCCCACCACTCAATCCAACTTTCATAAGTAAAATGCCATTCAATTCCACGACGAATTGATCTGTTTTTTTGCTCATGATATCTATATAATTTTTGTTTTTCTGTAAGCATTACAACATTCCATTACTTGCTATGCGTGCCAAGAGATAATTCTCATCGGTAAAGGTAATCCAGATATACTCAAATTCAAAATCATAACCAAAATCACAAGCATATTTCGTGGCAATGTCTCGTATTTGGTTTCTTGTTTCTTCATCAATTATATCACGCCAGACGTGCTGACTAATTCTTTTTACTTGCATTAGTTGACACCAGCCTGTTGTTTGCGTCCGTATTTTTCTGCCAATCTTTCAGCCTTACGCACTGATGCAGGTTTAATATCTGTAAAGTGTTTGGGATTTAGGCAGTTGCGGTTGCCACAACTGTGGAAGATTGATTTGTTTGCTTCAGGCCATACTCCATGTGTTTCCGCATACATAAAGCGGCGTGCCTGACTCATTTGCGGCAGTAATTCGCCATTGGGTTGTGGACGCCAGCCACCAAATAATCCACCTGTATCAGTCATTGATCCCAGCCAATGCCAGCAGACATCGTCACCGCCTGAACGATCTACTTTGCGCCAGAAGTTTTCGCTACTCCAGACCCAGTCACCCATGTGTCTGTCTCTGGTAAATTTAGGTCCTCGTCCCATATTATTCCTCCAAGGGTAGTAGTAGTTCTACCATTTCTGGATTACTGCGGAATAAATCAATTAAACCCAAGGCCATGAGATCTACTTGACGCTCACTCATTTCCAATTCCAATTTTTGTTCAATCGAATGCACTAACTCATGAAGGAATGTATGTATGATTGTATCTGCTGGTAGTCCTTGTGTTCTTAGTAGAATCTCATTTGAGTCCACATAACACATACCCAGTTCATTGGGTAGTTCTTTTTCTGTTCCAGTTCTGACAGTCCATGTCTGCTGGAATAATCGGAATGTATTTGGTATGTCCATCTTGTTATCCTCGTAGTTTATTTAGTTGCCTAAAATCATTGTATTGCTGTGTCAATATAGACCGTTATGAAATGCAACGAAATGTCTATAAGTGTCTAAGAAGTTTCGTTGCATTTATACCAGTTATTTCTTCCTCAAATCCAGTATCATTTGGTCTGTCCAACCCAAATATTTTGGATCTCGGCGTTTACGCGACAAGAAACTGCGTTCAGTTGCAGTTAAGGCATAGCCATTTCTTGCTGGTCTACCCGGATCTTTGATATCTTCTTTACGAACCAGTCGTATTTCCTCGTAATTGATATTGGTAAAGAACTCAGCCAGTCCCAATACAACTCTGTTATCCAAACAAAATACAGTTGCTTCTTTACCATCTCGTAGACAACTACGCATTAGAGTTTGGTAAAATGTGTAAACTGTCTGTGCTATATGAACAGGGTCTTTACCCGATTCTCGTTCAATGCCATATACATCACGCAAGAAGCGAGTCATATTTGGTGTTGCGTTTAGGGCACTCTCCAAACTGACATAACGATAACTTCTGTAGTCATTACTACCTGCACTATTATGTGGTAGTTTTTGCTCATGTGCAAACACTTGCCTATTTTGGCTGTTATTGCGTAAAATCAGCACCCCGTCCTGTTCGGCTATTTTAGTTACTTGGTCACGATATTGAGTGATAAGTTCTGGTTCATTGCTTTGCTTGTAACTGCTCCAGGTAAACTTATCTTCTGGTCCATGTATGTTTACACCAATATCATGTGGCTTAAACTCAAGTCCGGGAACGATACGCCAATCAATACCATGTGATTTCATCCAGTGACCCATGAAAGTGTATTCAAATGCCGCACAAGCAATCCAAATACTGGCCCAGTTCATCATGATAGTAGGTAATAATTCCTGTATGATACTTAGACGATCATTTTTTGGCATTACATCCGCAAACTTTTCATAATCCAGCATATGGCAACGATTACGCCAATTGGGGTTTAATAAAAATCTAGTCTGCTCGGCAGCATCAGTGATGAAGTTACCTTTTAGGTTGTAGAAGCGTAGTTCAGGCCATTCAACTGCCATATCCGTCGCTTCAACTAAATTGGTATTCTTTGCCCAGTTAAAATCTATACCACAGGTCTCCTCGTGATAAACTGGTATTTCTCTGTAGGGCATTATAGCTTCATCAATAATGAGATGTCGCTGACTTCTATATGCAGTGGGTATATCACTTTGCAACCATGCTGCTTGTGTGATAATGATAATGTCTACACCATCTTCAAAAGCATGATGTAATTCACGTTGCACATTTTCGGTATATTCACTGGTCAACCGTTTTATTTTACGATCTATATCCTGCACTGTTCGTTCTTGAACAAAGGGCACAAGTTCCTGATAATATTTCTCACAAAGAGAAAGGCTGGGTAATACAACCAGTGTTTTATCTGCCAGTTCAAATCGTGCTTTAATCCTACCCCATGTGCTTAGACTAAAACCTTGTCTATAAACGGCAGTGGGGCTATTATCGTAGGTTTTGCCTTCCCCGCACCTACGGCTATCTACATAGATATCCATCATGGCTCCTTATTGGTGGAAGCCTTGATTTAGATCAAGTGCATATTGTAATGTGCTACGTAGAGTTGCTTTGGCTCGAATAGTATCTATATCATCTTCTTTTTTAATGATATAATCCGGCTCGCCCAGTGCTCTGTGTATATTAACTTCTGGTTCCCAGCGGCCATTACAAAAACCAAAGTCAAGTTTCTTACCCAATTCATTTAATAAATTGAGTTTTTCAATTTTGAATTGTAGTTGACGCCTTGCATATTCTTGTGCGTCAATATTATCTTCTTCTTTTATAATTTCCGGGCGACTATCCGCATCTACTAGAGGTCTCTTAGTTCTACGATGTAGACTAAACTCGCCTTTTTCTTTCTTATAAAAGATGTTGCCGTCTATAGTGATAATTTTATTGTGTTTTAGAACACTATCAATTATCTTTGTCCAATTCTTAAAATTATGATTTTGCGGGTCTACGTAGGAGCGAAGTTCGTCGCCTTTTTCGTCTTCCATTTTAATATCGTAGATTTCTCCACCGTATTTGCTGGGACTCTCAAATACGCCAGTGACCTTTAATGGTCCATTAATTGATTGTTTTGTCATTTTATTTCCTTAAAATTGATTTTGTTGACTCTCTCAAGTATCCTTTTTTGTATCGGCCTAATGTATTTAGTATAACACAATGATTTTTTACTGTCTATACCCTGAAAACCAATGAAAAAGCCCAGAATATTCTGGGCTTAGTGTAGCAAGTTCAAAACGTATTATGGCCAACACGGAGATTAAAGGATAACTTGAACCAACTTAAGGAGTTTCTGCTACACAAATATTTATACATGCTCAGCCAGTATTTCTTCTGGCGTTAGTTCATGTTCTTTTATCAATTCCTTAAACTCAGCCTTGAGTGTGGCTGTATGGAAATGATGTGCGTCCCAGTTGGGCAGTTGCAATAGGCGTAAGATTTCCTTTGCCAAATATTGGCAACGCAGAATGGCTTGTTGTTTAGCGTAAGTATCCAATTCTGTGTCCGTTCTTATCATAAATGTTTGTGCGACGACCTTGGCTGGCAAAACACCAATCTGGGCGCTTATAGCCTTCTGGGCGACCCAGTTGTTGCTTGCGTTCTGGCGTCATACCTTCCTGACATTCGTCTGCCCTATCGTGTGCCAAGGCCACACTATCGAATACTGGATTGCCAGGACCAAAACCAAATACGCAGGCTGTATGGCAACCTGTAGCACAACCAGTTAGTGCAAGAGTGGCGAGTAACATGGCAAGTAATTTCATGATTTAATCGATTTAGAATCAAACAACATAGCCAGACCCATAACGATGGCAGTTGTATAAACAAACCAGTTGGGGCTAAGAATTGCCAACCACCAACCTACAACCACGAAATAAACTAAAAATAATGTAAGCAGTTTCATTCTGCGGCCTCTTAAACGGTTAGTGGCAAAGCATAGTCAAGCACTTTGACTAAAGTGGGTTTGTTAGAACTATCTGGGAAAGGTAAAATCTCTACACCTTCCCAAGTGCCAAACTCTTCATCGCATTGACGATTGAAGTTGCTGGGATAGAAATCGCTGTTGATAATCTCATCAACGGTTTTGGCTGTTGATGTTGCGATAAAACTGCGACCTGTATAAAACCATTTCTCGGCATCTACTGGCTCGCGAGCCAATTCTAAGACAATAAAGTTAGCCATTATGCGACCTTTCAATATTCAATGCTGGCGATACGCTCAACTTGAGCACCGTCATAAAAGGTATGAATCTTGTAAGGTTCGCCCAAAGCCGCGGCAATTTTAGCCAAGCCTACCGGAGTAGTCCAACCATCATCAGTCCATTCGGCGATAATGCGATAATTACAACTTTGGTCAATTTTTTGGATACAATCTACACCATTAATGGTGATATCTTGCCAACCTTCTTCGCGCATTTCTTTACGAGTAGCCAATCGTGTCATTTGAAACTCCTGTTTCTGTTAGTTCTGTAGTAGCACTATCGCTACCACATCGTTAGTATAGCAAAACCTGGATTTATTGTCTTTTATGACCCATTTATTTGGTTGGTATTTGTGTTGTATTTTTACAACATATACGAAAGTATAGAGTAATATTTTAGTATTAGTCTACTGAAGTATTATCTTCTTCCTGTTCTTCTATCAGTTTGCGGATGCGTTTGGCCTTTTCAGCACGCTCTACAATTATGTCTAATTCCTTACGTATCTGGTAGTGTGCTTCTGCAATATCTGCTGGTGAATAGGCATCATAGAGTGGGCGTATCGACTCCATGCATTTTAAGACAGCCTCAACATTGGCCTCTTTAATGTATTGTTGGTATTTGAGTGTCATTAGAAAAAAGCCCCCAAGCGTCGCCACCTGGGGGAAATAATTTTAACATATTAATGCACAGAACCTATGCGAGATTCAGTGCATGTCAATCAGGTCTTCCTGATTGTTTTGACTGCATACTCTTGCATGCCTTCAAGAATACTTACTTCTAATGGTCAAAGAAAAACCCCAGGATTGTGTCCCGGGGTCTTAGGTTTGAGGATAAATGCCATTAATATAGCACTCCGGTTATTTATAAGAAAAGCCCCCAGGGCGACAACTCCCCGGGGGCACACGAGAATAAAAAGGAATCATCAGACAGAACTTTTCAAAAACTATCCGACAATAATATTTAATCCAGGTCTTCAACTTCCTCAAGTTGATTTATGACTATGTCACGAGGAATGCCTGCAAATCGTTCAATGTATTCTTTGCTTACACCACGTGCTTCAAGTCCTTGCATAAATCCTTGTATGTAAAGACGTTCATCACTGGTATGTTGGTCTCTTGTTAATTTGCCATTCCAGCGTTTGCTTTCCAGTTCAATACGTGTGGCACGAGTCCTTGGTTCAGCGGGTCTTGTATAAACCCAATAGGCCCAGACTGGTGTTTGCTCAATATATTTTTCAATCAACTGGTCATCGCTATCACCAGCACTATAATAAACACTGAACCAACCACCACGTGCTCGATCTCTATACCACATCTGATTCTTTAGTCCTGGGATTTCATGTGCTCGTTCGTGCCAGATACTACGATTCATGTTATCTGGTTCTGGAAAACTCCAAATTGTTTTATTTGCTAAGCCTGGGATTTTCATATGATCCCATTCAATCCAGCGGGCTATGGCTGTTCTTGGGTCAGGTAATTGAACTGGAGGAGCACCTGCATATTCCCTCCAGTATTTTAACGGTCTACTTCTCATAAACCTATTTAAGGTTTATGTTCTGCTTAACCAATAGCCAATGGCACCTAATATCGCAACTATAATGGCGGCGGACGAAGCGATAACCTGGGTTTGCTTACTCGTGTTTCGCTGCTCGAGAAGCAATTTAATGTCACTGAAACCCTGCTGTGTCGATGCTTTA